GCAGCGTCTCGGTCAACGCGGCAGGCGTAAAGTCTGCCGTTTTGATCCTGACAAACGACTGCTCAAATAGCGGATCGTTGCCGCGCACGAACAGCACAGTCGGCCCGTGCTTGCCGTCGATGCACAGCGCAAACCAGTCTGCGCTGCTGTTGCCTATGCGGAACCCCGCCGACGCGCCTCGCGTCGTGTAACACGTTTTGACTTCGATGGAGATGATCCGACCATCTGGTCGCACGGCGACGACATCAAACAAGCCGTCTGACCGTGTCGCCTCAAGGCCCGCACGCTCCAGCAGGTAGCAAACGTAATACTCGCCGGACCTGCCGACGGATGTCGCTTGTCGGCTCACTGGCAGTTATCGGCCCACGTCTCATTGTGAATGACAATGCCGACCAGCAGATCACGATCCGCTTGCATCAGGCTGTCGATGGTCTGCGTGCTGCCGAGCCATAGCGGGCCAGCAAGGTCGCAGTAGTTACCGTTTGTCGGCGTCTGGGCGCAGCCACCTAGCTGCCCGCTCAGAAAGGCCAACATCGCCCAACGTCTCAATCTCATGCTCGATCTCTCTTTTTCGCAGTGCCGCGTCAAGGCGAACCTCTGCCTGCCTGCGCGACATCTCATTCAACTTGGCGTCGGCGTATGCAGACCGCCAGTGCAGCAGGCCAGCGACGAATGCAAACAGGGCCAGCGCGTAGATTTGCAGACGCAGGGTCATCGAACGCCCGCCGACCAATGCCTGATCCGCTCGCGCATAATAAACAGTGCCAACGCGCCGATCACAAAGCATCCGACCAGCGCAATGATCTGCGCAGTGCCGTCGAGCGAATTTAACGCCCCTACAGCGCCGCCAACGGCTGTGGCACCCTGCACGACACTAGATTGCACCGTACGGCTCTGTGCGGCGCTCTGGCGGCCCTGTGGTGCTTCTGCTGGCACGACGGGAACTGGCGTCCAGAATAAGGCGACTTCGGCATCACGTCGGCGCACAAGACCAGCCAGCACCTTGCCACCAGCTTTGTTCCAGAGTTTGATCGCGGCTGCGGCTTTTGCTTTTTCTCCACTGTTGAAGTGGCGAAGACAACTGCTTTTCCGGTAGCCCGTCATCCCGATGTTGTATGCCAAAGAGACCATTGCCGCGAACTCGTTTTCATCGACGGGGGCCGTGATGACAGCTTCGACGCCCGCAGCGAACTTTGCGACGGCTTGCTCGAGATACCATTCGGCTTCGGCTTCCGTGATAGCCATGCCAGCCTCTGGCTTGATGCCGACGCCAGCGCTGGCTGTTGTGCCGTAGCCAATAGTCCAGACGCCTGCTGGGCATTTGTATGCCTCCAGCCGCAGTCCCTCAAACTCCTTGATTAGATCAATGCCAGCTTTGTTGACTTTCATGTTCAGCCTTTCAGGTGATTAAATGCGAACGCAATTGCGCCTGTGACAACAATCCAGAACACCCGCTCGGCGAAGCGTAACGCTTGGCCATTGCTGCCGACACGGCTTTCAACCAGCGTCAGGCGTCGGTTCTGGCTGCTCTGGTCCGCGTCGAGTGCATCCATCCGCTTGAACAACGTAATCATGCGCTCTTCCATTCGGGCCAATGCCACGATGGCGTCGCCGACTTGGTCCAACTTCTTCTCAATGCGCTCAAGGCGGGCGTCGTCGCTCATTGGTTAGATGTCCTTGATGCGAAATGCGGCAAAATCGCCGTCCATTAGTTTGCGCTTACAATACACTGCAAACTCTTTTGTGCCAATGCCCGCGCCGCATTCACGCGACCAAGCCTCGGCGATGACAAACGGGATGCTGCCGATCTTGCGGACGGCGGCATGGCCAAACATTGACGGAGCCGCGTCGGCCTCGTGCTTGTTCTGGTCGATCAGGCGCTGAACGTCCTGTGACCGCGTGACGCGCATGGTGCCGTCGCTGTCGAAGCTGTATTCCTCAGATACCTCAGTCAGCATTTGACTTTGCCTTGGGCTTTAGTGCCTGAAACTTTTTATTCTCAACCTTTGCGGCATTCACTTCAACGGCCAAGCCAGACTTGACCAGCGCGGCGCCAGTGACGTCGGCCACTGTGGTCTCGTAGCCAGATGCCTGCTGCTTGCCGTCGAGCCAGATGCCACGGCTATCAATCAGTTTAATCTTCATGGGAATGTCCTGTCGTCGTTAAGGGGGTAGGGAGGTCACGATGTGACCCCCCCTGTTAGTGTAGGCTTACAGCGCAGGGTTGATGTCTGCGATGACGCCGTGTGCCTTCTCTGTGTCAACCTGAAGGCCATACTCGGCAGAGATCAGGCGGCGCTCAGAGTGACCTGTGCGAGCCAATGGCTTCTGCTTTGTGTTGGACAGGTAGGCCATGCGAGCCTGCGACGGGTCGAGAACAAACACGTCACGGGAACGTACAAAGCGCGACGGTACGATCTGAAGCTCGCCGAAGTCGGAAACGTAAATATCAACTGCGGCAACGACTTTCTTGTCGTCAACGTTCTTGAACTTTGTCGCCGAACCAGTGAACGTGGAGCTGATCTTCTGCTTCACGCCAGAGCCACAGAGAACCATTGTTGGCTCTGCGCCTTCGTCCCAGCAGGATGCGATCACGCCCTGAAGCATGTCCTCAGTCAGCGCACGAAGTGTGCCGTCTGTGGCTGCTGCGTTAGGGTAGCCAGCGGTTGTGCCGGAGAGCGTACCGTTTGCACCGCCAACGCCACGATCCACGTTTGTGCGCAGGAATGCGGACAGGGACGCAGTCTCGCGTGCAGTGCCGGAAGAACCAGCAACGGCTGCGTTGTTGTCGCCAACGATCATGGTTTCCATGTCGCGCTTCATTTCCTTCAACTTATAGGCGAGTTGCTTTGCGACGCGCTGTGCATCGCCAACGCCGTTGACGGCTTCGTTCGTGTCAGACACTTCGACAACTTTGTCAGAAATCTGAGTGTAGTTGGCCAGACGCACTGCGTTGGTCGGTGCGTCGTTTGCTGGGGCGTTTTCGCCTTCCACAACGCGGTTTGTCGAGGACGCAGCCGCGAGGTCAACTGTGGCCCACTCGAAGTAGGTGTTGGAGACGCTCTTCGTGCCAATGGCAGACATGAAAGGTGTCTCCGTGGGGCTGATGCTCACGAGGGCGTCTTGGATGTTTTCTTTGATGGTTGAGACGTTATATGTCTCGTTGGTATTTGCTGAAACGGCCATGATAGGCTCCTGTTAACTGAGGAGAAATTTTGCAACGTCATCGACGCTGCCTGTTTTTCTCATTCGGGATTGAGCGTCTTTTGCTTGCTTGGCCTCAGAGGCTTGGGCGGGGCGGCGGACGCCGGGTTTAACAACTGGTCGAGCGGTTTCGGCACGCTGGCGTGCGACCCCGGCAGCCTTCTGTTGCTCACGGAATTTAATCGCGTCGGACAGAACAGAGAGTCGGCGAGCATCGCCTTCGCTGGTCAGTTCGTCGGCGCTAAATCCATACTCATCAATGCCAGCCTGCACCATTTTGTCCCGATATTTTGACGCCGTCTTAGGGTTGGCAAATTCGGGGACACGCTCCTGCAGGATTTGCATTTGCGACTGTAGGTACGCTTGGTGCTGACGGCTTTGGTCTGCGCGTTGCCGCTCAGTTATCGCCGTCATCTGCTGCTGCTGCTGCTGGTATTCGGCCATCGCGTCGTCGTGCGAGAGTTTGGCTTCCATGTAACCGATGGGGTCTTGCTGGAATAGCTCACGCGACGGGGGCTTTGGCGGTGTGAGAACCTGTCCGCTCTCCGCACGTTGGCGGAAGTCGGCCAGAAACTGGCGCTCTTGCTGAACTTGGGAATACTCTTCCTGCATTTGCTTCTTAGCTTGTGCGAGTGTCTCCAAATTCTGGTTGATAAAAGCCTGACCCGAATAGCCACGCTGAAGCTCAGTGAGGGTGACCTGCTTGGGCTTGCCGTCAACCTTTACGGTAAACAGTGCCTGTTCTGGCTCCTCTGGCTCATCGTCCTGTTCGATGTCTTCTTCTTCGTCTTCGACGTCGTCGGCGTTGTCTTCCGTCGTATCGTCGTCAGCCTCCAATTGCTCGTCGGCTTCATCTTCGTCGCTGGCCTCTACAATTTCGTCTTCGGGGGCTTCAACCTCTGGAGACTCCATCAAAGACGCTGCGACTGCGTCGATAGAACTGGTGTCGGTCATGTCACTCATGGTCCCGATCCTTTCAGTTTACGCTCAAGCAGTTTCCAGTCGTCAACAAAACGCTGGAGTTGCCGCTCAACGAGCGATAGCGCCAAGACTGCCTTGCGCGCTTCCATTATTTCTTCGTCGGTAGCCGTGGGGTATAAGAATACCCCAATGCTATCCTTCTTTAACACAGAAAGAGCTTCCGTGAAAACCTCATCAGCTAGGATTTGCTGAGCGCGGGCCGCTTTGACCGCCGGCTCCATTATGCGCCACCCTGCATCATGCGCTGGCGCTCCTGCTCGGCTCGGATTGCCTGCTCGTTAGCCTGCATTCCGAACTTTCCCTGCAATTCGACGTTTTTCAGTATCATGTTCTGGTACATCTCATCGCGCTTGCGGTCATCTTCCATGATGGCCTTCTGGGCATCAAGCTGGACGCGCATTGCATCGCTCTGCGACTTGGTCTGCGCCTTGATCTGCTCGGCCTGCATAAAGGCCATCGCCTGCGCATCCTGCGGCCCCTGCTGGCCCTGCTGCTGCGCCTGCTGCGCCTGCTGCTGTGCCATCTCCTGCTCACGCTCCGCCGTAATCGGCTGGAAGTAGCGCTCAGAGTTACGGATGCCTGCGCTGGCCATCATGTCGGCCACCGTGTTACGGATGTTCACCAGAGACACGACGCCGTTGCCGGGGCCATACTGGTTGTAAACCTGCATCTGGAGGCCGAGAACTTCGCGATATGCTGCGGCTTTCTCTTCTTCGCGGCCAGTGCCGAGGCCGACATTGACCGACAGGTCCATCGACGTGTTCCAAGCCCGTGGGTCCACTGACGTGAACTCACCATTGAGGCGCATGAACTGTGGCGCGTCGGCGTGCTTCACGATCAGCTTGAGCAGCAGCTTGAACATGGTTCTCATGCCGCCCTCCGCAAAGTTGCGTGCCATCACCTCAATCTGCCCTGCGGCGGCCTGCACGGTGGCCTGCACGGCTGCTTTGGTGGTTGACTGTAGGCTGTCAGGAGCCAAGCCCATAGACGCACGAGAGACGCCCGTCTTGGACTCAATCATCTGGTCGAAATACTGTGCCGCGCCCAACGTCTGGCCCGCAGTGAACGGGATGGCGAACGGCACGACTGCGCCCGGCTGGCGCATGCGAATGATGCCGCCGACCTCGTTATTGAGGACGTCATCCATGTCAGCCTGCCCCTCAACCACGCCGATGCGGGGCGTGTTGGTCATGGCCACGTTATCCAGTACGCCACGGATGATGGACGTCGCCGCGTCCTGATCGTCCAGAAGCAGGTCAGCCAGCGAATTGCCCCAGAACGAATGGGGGACGGGGTCACACTCAAACACGGCAAACGGAATTTGGTCGCATGGCTCCGCCGACAGCAACTTGTAGCTGTTGCCGCCCATGATGACCCGGTGCAGCGTTGGCGATCCAGTACCGTCGGCGTCTACGCGCATGTAGGCTTCCGTCACCCACACGCTCTTCATTGACGGGTCAATGGCGTTCTCGTCTTCGTCTGGGTTAACTGTGTAGCCGCGGCGCTCGTCGTCCTCTTGGTTCAGGCTGTCACGCCCGCCAAGGTCAACGACGTCGTCATACTCAAAGCCCATGTCAACCAAGTCGCCGA